GAATATTTTTTAACTAGGTTTGTTGTGGAGAACCCGATATATAAATATGTTCCATCTCCCCACATATAAGGAGTACCATATGTTGCGTATAAGAATGAACCGTTTGTCATATTTGTAGCTGTTCCAGAGAGTATATCCATATCCATTTGTTGACAAACATAGTTTGGGTTAACATAAGAAATCATATATAACTTTGAACCAATCAATACTATTGGACCACTTATTCCTGAACCACTTATTGAATACGAACCATTCATTGTTTTCATAAATTGTCCTGTTAGTTGGTCTCTATCTACACGTGCAAAGTTTATAGTAGACCCTGAAGCATTAAATGCTATATGAGTATTACCATTTACAGTACTTACACTATTTGTTGGTGATGATGTTGAACCATCTAAATCACCTTATGATAAATAGGAACTTTTTGATAGAATGTTGGTAGGTCAACTTTTGAATCATCAAATCCTGAAGTTTCCCATTTTGATGTTATAGAATTATATCTAAAATTCAAGTCTAGTGAGTTATTTACATCTGTTGTTGTTGGAAGAACATATCCTACTTCAGCAAATTTACTTCCCCATGTTATATTTTGTATTGCATTCATTGCAATCATAAATGTATGTTTTCTTTGTGTTGCACTAGAAAGAGTTATGTCAACACTTCCAGTTTCTCCATTATCTGTCCATGTCATAGAAAATACAGCATGTCCTGTTGTATCAAAATGTTCAACCCAATCCGATGTTGGAACTGAAGGTTTAGTAACAGCATATCCTTCATTCATATGGAATGCTAGTAATGGTGAATTTTTATTTGTTACATTTAATGATGCTCTTGAAATTGTATTAGAAGTTATATATTGCAAATTACTTATTTGATTTGATTTAATTGGGTCAAGTAAGTTAAATCCACCTCTAAATGTAGAGATACAACCATAAATTTGCTGACTTAAGGAAAATCCAAATGTATAGTTTGCTCCTTCTGATGATGCAACTTTATAATAAAGAGAAACAGCATAACTTCCATCAGTATTATTAGCTATTTTTTTCCAACCTGAAGGAATTGAGTTTGGGATGTTGTAGTCAGCACGTAATTGAACAAACATTATATCATTATCAACAGTTCCTGCTGGTTTTGTTAATGTAATTTGAGTTGAAGATACATTTGTTGAATATTTTTCTACATAAGATATAGCTGGAGTTTTAGTTCCGTTATTTATTCTGATATTTAATTCATCACCATTATTAGGAGAACCACTAAGACCTGAAGTCATTGATGTTATGTCTTCTGCTTGTGCTGTTATTTCAAGTCTATTATAAATATTAGTATTTATTGATGGAGTAGCTGAAGATGTTATAGTTGTAGTTTTATTAAGTTGTGTTATTGGTTTACTCTCCCAATCTGTGCCATTAGACATTGGAACTTCTCCTGAAGGTCCAGGTGTAATAAAATTACCAACAATAATTGCATTGATTGCATCTGTAATTTCTTTTATATATTCAGCTGTTACGTTCATACGAATTGGTTCTCCAACTGTATGTGTTTGTTCTGTTGTCCCTCCAACACCTCTTGTAATAACTGTAATAAAGTCTCCATTAGCATCACTTCCGGTGCCAGAATATTCTATGATTTCTCTAGTTGTTGAATTGTTTGGTGAAAGAACTAACCAACCTGTAGGAGAAGTTGGTTTAGTTGATATGTAAAAATTACCAGTTCCTATAGACCAATCTAAAGAAATTACTGTTTTGTAAAAATTTTGAATTATTTTAGACATTTGATATCCACATTATAACATAAATTTAATAATTTGTCAATCTATTTTATTGATATAATAGCTTCCGGTGCGAATGTTTTCTTTTCTTCTTTGAATCCACTTACTGCGAATTGAACTATTGTGAATGCTTCATCGTATCCAGAATTTGTTAACTGTATTGTTAGTGATTGAGCTTTTGAAAGAAACGATATACGTCTCTTTATGAATGGTGAACTTTGTGGTGACTGTCCAAAACCATCAGCCCATAGGTTTTCTCCGAAGTCAACTTCACCAACTGTAGTTAATTCATCTTCAGTTCCAAGACCTACATAAAATGTTTTAGTTTTATAACTTCTTATATCACTCTTATCTGAATAAACAGTAATCTCTATTTTACCTTGTAAGTTCTTTAACATTAAGTCGAGATAACGATAAATATTAAATAGGTTAAAATCTTTATCTTCTATTTTTTTGAATATTACTGTAGATGTAATAGCTGAACCATTATCATTTAATGTATCATCTTCCCATTTTAATACAGCAAAAGGAGTTACATTTTTGATAGAATAAACTACATTATTTATTGCATAAATTTCAGATGCCTTAGATTTATCTCTATCTGTGTATTTAGTCCAAGAATTATTATATAAAGTGTGGCAAACAAATACAGTTGTATTTATAGCTGAGTTACTTGAAAGTGATACTGCTAAATAATATCTACGATTATTATAGTAGGTATAAACATAAGGTAAGTTAGTATCTGGAATTAACTTAAGAGTTTCTTTAATAGGTTCTGAAATAACAGATTCATTCATTCCCATAACACCTGTCTGTTGGTCCTTAAATCCAAAAGCTCTAACCTCTTTACCTGTAAAAAACCATAAATCATTCTCTACCCAAATTACAGCTCCTCTTGAACAAGCTCCATAAGTTCCTGATTGTAATTCTTGTTTATCATCCCAAAGAGATGTTACAGTATTCCATTCTTGTTTTGTTCTCCAAATAGACATCTCCTTAAACATAACTAAGAAACCATAATAGTTCTTTAGATTAGTTACCTTATCTACACCAAGTGGTTTAATGGCACCACCTTCAGTTGCTGATACTGTCCAATTTGTATAATCTCCTATCTTTGAATAATAAACTGTTCTAGGCTCTGCTGTTACACCTGATAAATACATTCTACCTTCAAATATTTCAAGGATGTTACCTTTTGGCATAGCAGCCACATCTGTAAATGTGGTTCCATCATATTTCCATCCAGTATCTACAGTGTTACAAGCATATAATAAATCATTAGCACTATCTACAACATAACCAAAGTTAGCACCTGCTGTAATTGTTTTAGTTGTATCTTCCCATAAAGATGTAGTAGTGTTAAACTTCTGCAACTTAGCTCCCTTAGCTCTTATTAAATATGTAGTCCCGTTTTTTTTGTTAAATTGATATAATGAATGAACTTCTGTAGTCTCTGTTGCACCTAAAGGAGAAAAACCGGTATCTTTTGTTAGATACCCTGTTTCTATGAAGTTCATATTAATAGGAACAGAACGACCTTTTGAATCGTCTATATCTATGGCTTCTGCCATATTATCCTGCACTACACTAAAGTAATTCTTCTTAATTGGAATAAAATATTATTCTGATACTGACAATAATTCCTGAAATATTGGAATCATTCGTTTCTCTTCAGCTATCTTCCTAGGATGATGAGCTTGGCATAACGTAATGCCATTATTAATTATATATCTAAGTTCTGGGAAATCTATCCATCTAAATATATGATGTGCCTGTATTTGACCAGTACATTCTTCATTATGTAATTTACAAGTAAATCCATCTCTGTTAAATACTTTTAATCTCCATTCTTTATATTCAGGATTATATATTGAATGTCTTGTTCTATTTTGTTCTACTTTTTCTCTATCAGGATTCCAATTCCAATGTTTATCACCTTTTGCTCTACTTTTTGACATATTTTTTCTTGCTTCTTCTCCATATTTTTTACCTTTCTGACCTATAGACATATTTTTCTTAACTTCGTCTGAAAATTTAATTCCTTTCTTACTTATACTTAAATTTTTTTTCTGTTCTTCTGTTAATTTCCAACCACCACCATTAGAAGTTTTATGATTATGTTTTTTACCTAACCTAGAAAGACTTTGGTTTTTTCTCCACCCATCACTTCTTGGTGGTCTCTTTTTACCACGTTGAGAATCACCAATTTTTTTCTTGGTTTCTTCTGATAGTACAATCTTTTTAGTTCTAGTATAAATTCCTCTTGGCATTAGATTAATTTCTGATAGGAAAACATTTGCCCCCCACGACTGTTAGCTTCTTCGTAATTTGATTGTGTAGCACTTCTCCTTGCTATCTCTGATTCGTATTTAGCTTTGTAATAAGCAGAAAGTGATTCATCTTGTAAATCCTCAAATGCTCTTTCTATTATTCCATAAACTATACATTCATGAAAATATTCATTCACTGATGGGGTTGATGCAACTGTGAGAGTAGAAAATGTAGGATAGTATTTAATCGCAACTGATGTAGTTGTTGTTGGATATACTTTTAATGTTCCATCTTCAATCGTCATCATTCTTTCAAGTGTTTTATTATCAAAATCTTCTATTGAAACTTCTTCAAATATGTTTTCTGCACTATCTTGAGCTGAACCATACATTGTCCCAAATTCACTAGGTAAAGCACCTACCCCACTTGTTAAGGCAACTGTTGCAGATAATATTTTATCATTTGTAAAAGTCCTCTTAACAAGGTCAATATTTGTAAGATTTGCATATAATAAAAGTGTTTCATCAGAAACAATTTCAGAGGTTTGTTCGAGTAATTTAATTCTCGCTAATTGTATTGCTTGTTGTATTGTCATATTTATTTATCATCTAATAATCCTATTCCTACCCACCTCCTAAGAGATGAGTAGAGTAGAACTATTGGGTTATTAAGCCAATGTACCTCTTAGAACAGCACCGTAACCACGATTTCCTTCGAAAATCTTCTTTCCCCATACAAGGAGTCCCTTACATGTTGAAACGAAAGATGTTGGGTCTGATTCAGAAGGTATAACTGAAACTTTGTTGATTTGCATTGCAAATGAACAGAATTCCTTTGTCCCTGCCATAAACCAGTAACCAGTTGAGTTATTACCGGGAATAAGTTCACTTCTGTAAACTTCAAATCCTGCAATAGAACCAACTTTACCACCTATAACTGCATTTGTGTAAGCATCGCCTACTGCAGGAATAAATTCTGGAGCTTGTAATAGTAAACCTTCGAATTGAGAGTTAACTACTATGAAACGACCTGCCATTGGAGTAAGAGATTTCCCTAGAGCTGTACGAAGTGAAACAATGTATTGGTATACATTTGACTTTGTAAGAGCTATAGCAACTGCACCTGCAATAGAGTAAGTAGCACCTGCTGTTACTGCACCTCCAGTATAAGCAACTCCATCAAGGTCTTTGATAGTTATACTTGTTGCTGAAGTGTAGGCTGTAACTAAGTAAGAAGCAGTAAGAGTTGGGGTAGTGAAAATTCCACCTACCATTCCTGATGTGAAAGTTGTTCCTGAACCTGTAACAATACCAGTTGTTACTGCAACTGCTGCCGTACCTGTTGCATAAGCTGTTCCAACCATGTTTGCAGAATTAACTCCTTCTACCATATAACCAAGAAGTTCTTCGTCTAGGTATTCAGAGATTACTCCTTTTGAACTTTGAGCATACTCATTGATTGTACTTATATCGTTTTGGATTTTATCGACATCATCAACTCCGAAGTCGAAGTATTTCATTTTGTCAATTATCAAGTCTTCATAAGTAGGTGTCAAGTCTTGCTTAACTAGAGTCATACCTTTAGTATAATCGTTAAGAGTTACCTTACCTGCTGTACGAACACGAACTCTATCTCCACTTTCTTTAATAGTACCTTCGTACTTTGTGTTTGTAATCTTTGTATAAATAGTCTCATTATATAGAATTTCTATAAGTTTAAGAGAGTATTTTACGGGCGTAAAAGCCGCTAAATCGTTTGCCATGTTATTAAATCGTTCTTAATGACCTTATTAATGCCATAAATAATTAATATCTATATTTTTCCAGAAGTGATATCTTCGTTGTATTCCTTTTTCATTTGAGCAAATTTAGCTGGATTTTCCATTGCTATTCTTTGCCATTCTGAAAGTGCCCGAGTTGTCCTTGATGCATCTCTAGGACCTGCGGTATTTCTTTCGAGTTCTACACGAGAGTTTAATTTCTCAGCTTCTTTCATTCCTATTTCCTTAGCTTTATCAAATAGATGAACTTTTGCTGCATTATCTAAGAGTTCAACAATATTTTGTGGAACATTGTTTACTTTAAAATACTCAGCTTTAAAGGTATCTTTTGTTTCAACTAATTCTGGATATTTCTCTGATACTTGACGAAAAGCATTGTCCCATATTGTCTCATTATACTGTCTTTGTGCGAAAGCATAAGCAGGGTCTTTTTTTAGTGTTTCTGCTGCTTTGTTTGTGACCGCATTTGTGTAAGCAATAAGGTTACTTTTTGCATCTTCATCTAATTCTTCGAATCCAGGATATAAATTATCTGTGGTTTGAACATTTGATTGTTCGGTGTCTTTTAGCTCGAATTGTTCTTTAAGCTTTTTATTCTCCTCATAGAGACGTTGTGCTTCTTTTGCAGATTCGCTAAACTTTTTCTGGTAATCAATCTCTTGAGCGACATTTTCAAGTGAATCGTTTTCAGAGTTATCGTTCTCTTGCGTTCCTTTGATAAATTCTTGAGAGTTAGTATCTTGTACGTTCTCAACTGTGTTATCTACAGAGTTTGCATTATTTCTCATTTTTTTTTGCCGTCTCAAAAATGAGGTTTGGCATAATTAAATTATTAATCTACAACTTCTTCTTCAACTTCTACTGCTTCAGGTTGGTCTTCTTCTTTTTTGACTTCTTCATTGACTGGAACTTCTGTTGACCCTTCTTCTTTTTTAACTTCTTCATTTCCCATATTATTGATTTATCATACTTTCCAATTGTTTCTCAGCCATATTCTTTGTAACCTTTGGACTATCCAATAAATTAATTATCTTTTTAATAAATCTTACCTCGACCTTCCTAAAAATTTCATCTTCTTTTTTTAAATCAATATCTGTTAATCTATCTATTGCTACATTTAATTCTGAATCTAAAAAATTCTTCACTTCTTCATCTGTTAATCTTCTTCCAGATAATGCTTCTTCATACATCTTATATGTTTCTTTCTCGTCAGAATTTAGTTCCTCAAAAGAACTAACCCCTATTTTTTTTAACCATTTATTTAATATCATATTATTTTAATATATTCGCATTACTATTTTTAACACTATCCTGTGGGTTATTTACGGAGCTTGGAGCCTCCTGCATTACATTAAGAGGTTGTTGCCCCTCTGTTGCCATAATAGTTTCTATTTCTTCCGGAGTGAATAAGTCTATAATTTCTAATTCTTTTTGTTTTGCCATTGATATTGCAGTAGGATTATCCATAAATGAGTTCTTTAGGTATTGAATCTTCTTTAAACCAAAATCATCTCCTGCACTTTTTTCTGCCTCTATCTCTACTTTAACTTCATACCCTTCTGGAGATTTCCACTCTGTAGAGAAAATATCTTTTCCATAATAATTTCCATCAGAACCTTTCTTATATAATTTAATAATTCCTTTTGAGTTATTTTCCATTAAGTCATACCATAATTTACCAAGTTCTTTCCAAGCAGTTCTATAGTTCTTACTTACTACTTGATTTATCTGTGATGATTTTTGTAGCGAAAGTTGAACTTGCCCTAATGTTTGTTCTCCTGCTTCTTTCACCCCTCTTTCTAGTGGGGTCTGAGCTATAGATGATTGAATTTGATTTTTTAACCAAGTTATCTGATTAGCTGTATCATTTAATACAGGAACTTCTATTTGTTTAAGTATTTCTGCTGGGTTTCCTGGTAGTCCATAGAATCCGAATGGTTTAGCTTCAAACGCCCTAGGTTGGAATGTTCCATTCATTGTATTAAAGAAATACATACTAAAGTTTCGATATGTTCTATTTTCAATATCCTGTGAGAGATAAATATTTACTAGTTTATTATATGTCCTAACGTTGTCTGCTATACCATCAGACCAGAAATCAACTGCATCAGGGTCAGAAGCCCAAGTAACAATAGGAACTCTATTTATTCCTAAACCTTCTTCTAATGTTACATCTGACATAACAACTGCATCTGCTGCGATTGTCATTATATGTCTAACGTATTGGTTATTTGCTTCATCCCAAACTAATTTATATGTTTCATTTAATTCAACTAATACATCTTGTGCTCCATACTCATTAAAGTTTGTTACCCCAAGATTTTCTAATCTTTCTCTTTTTGAATTATAAGCCTCATTAGTAACATCAGATTGTATAATTCCTCTTTTTGTATCAAGGTATATTTTTAATTCATTTTTTGCTTCTTTAGAATATTTTTTATTTGCTAAAATTTCTTTTAGTGAACGATAAATATGTGTCTGAATTATATATGTTGCTGTTTCAATATCAAGTGGATTAACCCGAGGATCAATCTCAATATCATAAGGGTCAATTAAATCAAATACGGCTTGACCTGCAACAATAGAAATTTTAATAAAACTTCTTCCTTGAAGACCTACAGTTTTCTTAGAGATGTTATCAAGAATATCTAACTTATTTTTATCGTAACAATATTTATATAATTCATTAACAATTATCTCCCCTTTCTTGTCTTTATTCTCATACCCTCTTGCTTCAAAATTAAGTTTAGGAGCTTCATCTATTTTAGAAATCCAAGACATTATTGATTCGCGAACAATTGGCACATTAACAGGTTGTCTTTGTGTAAGTCTATTTGTATTTATTTTATCTCTGTAAAGAGAATAGTTTTCATTCCATTGTGAATAACGTCTCTCCTTAAATAAGGATGATTCATCTTTGTCTTTTTTGTGTTCAATTACGATTTGTTCTTTATCCATTATTTAGTTAATTGAAAAATAATTTATACACCTATTATACCACAAAATAAAATATTTGTCAAGTTTTATATTCCCATCTCTGGATAGTTGTTTTATTTTCTTTCATATTACATAATTCCCATCTCTGGGTACATAGGTTGTACACCTCCACAAACTGACTGATTTGAGAATTGATTTACCCTAATTGGTTGTTGTGGAATTTGCCAAACAGCTAAAGCTAAAGACATAATTCTATCGTCATGTTTACCATCAGGAACTTGAATAGAAGTGGTGCCATTATCATTTAAACTATACGACATAGACTTAAGTTCTGTTATAAGTATATCATCATTTGGTATTTTAATCTTATCTTGTTCTAAAAGTATTTGTAAATTACGTAATATGTCAGTTCTAGATGCTTTATTAAACCTAAAAGGAGTTACGTTCATTCCTCTTGCATATAAATCATCAAATACAGGTTCACCTACTCCAGTAGAGTCAATCATTATCATTCCTTTGTTATATCTTAGATATGCATTCTCGATTCTAGCCTTTTGTAGGTTATAATCCATTTGATTAAAAGAATCTTGTTTTTGTAAATGAAAATCATTAAGATTAAATGGTGAAATAACAGTAAAGTCGTTATATTTAGCTAAGTCAACTCCAAGTTGATACATTGCGAGTTCCTTAGGTTTATATTCTTCCATCTTATAGGTATTTTCGTCAATTCTCTTGAAGAATCCAAGCCCGTTATCTAGGAAAAAACAGTAATATTCCTGTTTAAATAGGTCAGATGGCATCTCTTTCTTAGCATCTTCTAGTTGTTCCGGTGATAATGCTTTTGTTTTATCAACAGTAAGTATTTCACAAAACCACTTAGGGTCATTTTCTATAGTTTTCATCAAGTCCCAAGCGTGGTTAACTCCACGAGGAGTCATAATGAAGATAGCCCATCCTCCGTTTTCACGTAGAATAGGTGAAATGAAGTTCCATACGTCAGGCTTCATAAGCGAATACTCCGAGAACACAACTCCAATAGGGTTTGTTCCAACGATACGGTCAATATTATCAGCTCCAACCATTTGTAGAATAGAACCATTAATAAGTTCTATGATCATATCTGATTGGTTGATTGATTTAACAATTTCTTTTGGAAAGTGGTCTAGGAATTTGAATCCATCTTTGTCGGCACCTGTCCAGATAACCTTTTTAGACTGGGCATAAGTAGGTAGGAAGTAATAATAGGTTCCTTTACGTTCCATCATCTTTTTAGGAAGATTGGCGAATATTGTTTTATCTTTTCCGGAACGTCTATGAGCAACCCAATAGAGTCTATTAATACCAGAATCCCAAGCTTTGAGAATAGGTATTTGATAAGCACGTGGAGTAAAGTGATAAGGTAGTGTTATTTCTAAACTCATATTTTTTCTACTATTACAGTATCTAATATTTTTTGTTCAACCATTTCTATAGTCTTGTCGACTACTTGAGCTTCTACTTCTAGTGGAGTATCAGCATAGTTAACAGAGTTTATTTTAATTTCTCCTTGCATTGTTCCTTTTACTTCTGTCTTTGTAGAATACCCTTCGTCTTTACCAAGGGTTGTTAGAACAGTCTTAGAAGCCGATTCTACTACACGTAGCTTATCAATATCAACTACCTCTATCTCTTTCATTTTAGGAGTTCCATCTTCGTTCTTTCCATTTTCTACAAGCACCATACTAGACCAAGGCATGTTTAATATCCTAGAGTAATTACGTTCAGCATTAGACATCATATTTGAACGCCTAAGTTTATCTTTCTTTTCTTTGAACCATCTTTGATTTCCTATATTTATGGCTGTATTGAGAGAGAACCCAGCTTTAATTGCAGAGTTCTTTCCATCAGGATTTCCACTTCTCCAAGACTTAACATAGTAGTCCCAACATAATTGTCTACGTGAGAAGTCTTGGTTCTTATTTCTTTCAGAAGGAGGAATAACAACATTACCTACTTTAGAGATATAGACCTCTTCTTCAGTTCCATCATCTAATGTAATTATTCTAGTTTCACCATGCAATAGAGGTTCCATTAATTTAATTTTCTTTGGTATTTCAGCCATCTTATTTTGCTTTTTCTTCTATTAAAATCTTCTTAACAGTATCTTTACTTGGCTTAAGTTTAGATGCTTCTTTAATAATTTCTATAATATGTTTCTTAAAATCAGGAACATTCTCTAATGGAATATTGGCTTCAACTAAGCGACCATCATACATCATAGATATAGATACCATGGCAATCATCTTACATGTTTCCTCTGCTTCTGCATCTTTAACAACTAAACCGACCATTGGAACCTTGTTTTTAAATTCTTCTCCTATAGAGAAATGCTTTATTGTTTTATTCATATCTTATATTATATCACAATATAGAAGTTTTGTCAAGCTTATTTACATTATCCACAGAGTTGTTAATTGTTTGTTAACAAAGTTACCCCTTGACAATTAGTTTTAAATATGCTATAATAGAGGTAGTAAAAAAATAATTAAGAAAGAAAATTAAATACAGAGTGTTGAGTATCCACTAAAAACTACTCCTATACTTGAATGGTCCTATTATGGATACCAACCCTCCTTGATTGGAGGGTGTTTGTTTTTCCAGGGGGTGTTTTTCTTTTCTTTTTTCTTTTTAGTTTCTTTTCTCTTATTCTTTTAAAGAGGTTAGCCGAAGGCTCCATAAGTGTTAAACATATAAGTGTTAAACATATAAGTGTTAAACATATAAGTGTTAAACATATAAGTGTTAAACATATAAGTGTTAATCATATAAGTGTTAATCATATAAGTGTTAAACATATCAGCCTAAGAATAACCTTATAAAGCACTGGAAATATTTCC